CCATCCGCTCTGTGATGGTCCCGGCATCCTGCCCAGTAACGACAAACGCACCCGCTTCAGCGCTCAGATCAAAGACACCGATCGACGCATACACCAGATCTGCAGCTTGGCCACCTACCGCATAGGTACTGGCCTCACCGTTGAGCAGATAAGCCCTGGCAAAAGCTGCATCCTGACCTGTGACGGCAAAGCTGCCAGCCCCTGCTGCCTGCAGCAGACCGCTCAGTAACCCAGCAAGCTGACCTGAGGCATTGAAGGCGCCAGCCCCGCAAGCCAGGTAACGCTCAGAGTTGAATCCAGCGCTTTGGCCGCTGTTTACAAAACTGCCCGCATCTGCGCTTAGCGTCAGGTTGCGCAGCGCAGCGCCATAGGTGAGCGTGGCATCTTGGCCGCTCAACGCATAGGAACCGGCATCCCCTGCTGCCAGCGCACCACGGAGCAGTGCAGCGTCTTGACCACTAACGGCATAGGCCCCGGCGTCACCTGTGACCTGTAAGCCGCGCAGGGTGCCTGCGTCTTGGCCGGTCAAGGCAAACGCTGCTGCATCTGCGCTCAGCGTCAGATTGCGCAGTGCCGATCCAAAGGTGAGCGTGGCATCCTGGCCGCTCAGCGTGAACGCCCCAGCATCACCAGCAGCCTGCGCCGTGCGCAGCAACCCTGCGGCTTGCCCCTCCTCTGTGAACGTGCCCGCATCAGCGGTCAGCGTTAGGTCGCGGTCGTAGGTGACATCCAGCCGGATGCTGGTTAGGTCAACGCTGGGGCTGGCATCGGAGGAGACCCAGCCAAATGCGGTCAGCGGCCTAGTGCCATCCGTGCCGTTGACCTGCGCAACCGTCCACGCTGCGCTAGTGGCCGGGTTCGTCGCAAACGTATCCGTCCGCTGGACGTAGACGTTGTTGGTTGGGTTATGAGTGGTTGCGTTGAAGTAACTGGCGCCTAGCTTTAACCGCGCACCAACGTTGCTGGCTTGGGTGCCGTTCTTGGCGTCGTAGTACAGCACCGCCACTGAGATATTGGCGGCTTCACTTGGGATACTGAACGCGCTAAACGTAAACGTCAGATTCCCGGCTGTGGTGCCGTGAATTAGTTGATCGGTGCCAGTGGTGTCGGGATAATCATCAACCAGCGTGTAGCGAGTGCCAGCAGTGCCGGTCCAAGTGCCCGAGACCGCCTCGTCACCCGTTGGGTTTCTTGAGACGGTCGTCGTCATCGGGCACGCTCAGGATCAGACGATGGTCAGCACGCCGTTAGTCGGGTCAAAGTCCACTTTGAAGGTTTCACCGTTAGCCAAGGTGATAGCGCTGCCATAATCCCACCAGCCAATCAGCTCATCGTTGGCAGCGGTGTCCGAATAAAGCACTGCATATTGAAAAGGGCCAACAGTGCCGGTTGCTGTCCATGTCGCTGGGTCCGCTAACACGAGTTTGTAAGTTCCTCCGGTTTGGCTGCTGCTGGTAATCGTGGCTTGGTTGCCGCCTGCGGTGTATCCGTTACCAGCGCTGATCTCAGCCAGGTCAGTTTTCACCGCATCAGCCGAAGCGCTGGGTGTGGCATTGCTCAGATACACCTTTAGGGTGTCCGTAGCAAGATTGATCTTCGCCTCTGCAAGGTTCTCAACGAAGGCGTGGAACTTATTAAACGCGGCCATAAAGCGTTATTGGCAGGCTACACCTAGGTTTCCAGCGATGCGCTGAACTCCGTCACCGTACCGCTCACTGCCGTCAACTCGACCCACACAAAGCTGTTGGCAGGAATCGGCATCTGCTGCAGCGGCACCACCTGGCCGGTCGTGGTGCTGGTCACCACGGTGGACACAATGGCCAAGGTGCCAGCAGCGGTGCGGTCGCTGGCATACCGCATCGTGAAGGTGACGCTGGGGTTGTCGCTGCCTTTGACCACTGCCAGCACTTGCGTGAGCGTCGTGGCGGTTTCGGTGTAGAAGATGGTGAAGTTGTCGTTTGCCTGCGGCGCAGGAATCGTGAAGCTCTTGGGCAGATCCAATGCAGCAGACGTAGGAGTCAGTGGTGTGATCTGTACCGCGTTGCTGCGGATCGTCACCTGCATCTGATTGCGTGGCCCCACACCCTCGGCCACGTTCAGGGTCTGGACGTCCGTATTGCCGAAATTGGCCACTAAGGATGCGGCAGCCTCCTGCACGTTCACCCCAGCCGTCCAACCCACCAGAAACACCGTCCAATCCTGCTGCACCCCATCGCTGCGGTACTGGCGCACAGGCACCAATTCCGGCTGCGCCAAAATCACCACCTCAAGCCCAGTGACCGTGGTGCCAGTGGCCAAGCCTTCCCCGTAATCGCGCACCGAGATTGCCGGGGTGGTAATCCCATTGGCCAATGTGTAGGTGCCCAGCACCTGATCAAGGACCGTTGCAATCTGCGAGCGCAGGGTCAGGACATCCATGGGTTTAGCTTTCCGTTACCAGCAGCAGGCCCGCTTCCAGCCAACCTGCGAGCTGCCGGCGCGGCACGCTGACGGTGTAGGTGGCCAAGGGTCGATCAATGTCCCGCAGCTTGATGCTGCCGTGCTTGCACGCTGAGACGGCAACAAGCCCGCCCCGAATGTAGGTGCCTTCCCAACGCGGACACAGCACCCACACGGCATCGTCGTCACTGCACAAGGCGCGCACCTCAGGCACAGCAGCCTCCGTGGAGGCAGCTTTCAAGATGGCCGGCCAGGCGGCCAGCAGAATTGGTGATGCCTTGTTTTCATGGCGCAAGGCCAAGGCCACTGCTGCCACATCAGCTGGCAGGCCAGAGTCGTCGTCCTGCTTGCGCTCGCGATACATCGCAAAGTCAAGCGCGGTGAACGGTTTGGATTTTTTCGGGTCGCGGTTGATGTTGGCCGTCAAGGCTTGCAAGGCTGCAATCGGCAGCTCAGCTAAGGCGGCCTGCTCACGGCGGATGCGCTGCAGATGCTTCCATGCGGTCAGCACCACCAGCCGCAGTTCATTGGCAAACGTGTGCCGGTCAAAGGCACCTGGGAAGCTATGGCTCAGCTCCCAGAAGATTTCGCCCCAGTCGGTGCTTTCCTTTTGGCTGTGACCGGCTGCGGCTTTTTTAGATCGTCCTCACTGGGCGGATTGGACGGCATCGCTTCGGCAGCCTGCTCATCTTGGGCCAGTTGCCAGATCGCATCAAACAGCACCTTGTCGAGGCTGCGCGTGTCATCCAGTGACCAGGCAGGCAGCTTGCAGCGTGAGCGGATCAAGCCGGTCACCGTGGCCTCAATGTTGCGCTGACCAGCCTTGGCATAGACAACGGCCACCTCCTCGATGCGATCAGCGTGTTTGATGCGGATGGCATCAGCAGCAGGTTCAAGGCTGCGGCCACTGATGGCACTCTCGATGATCTGGAACGCCTCGGTCAGGCTGAGCGATTCCTCCTTGGCAATCGCATCAGCGATCTGGGCGCCACGCACAAAGCTCGACTGCTCACCCGCCAGCAGCTCAGCGATGGTGGCCGATTCGCCCACCGTGAGGCCGCCTCTAACCTCTAGCTCCAGAACGCCGCAGCGGTCGTTACCGACGCGGCGTTTGGTGGGTGCTGCGGGTGGGGTGATGAACGGCAGCATTAGCTGTTGACGATCTTGGCAACAACTCTAGCCGCGTTGTCTTGCAGCAACTTGGCATAGCGATTGGCAGCGGTCTGGAGCTTGAGCTGCTGGATCAGCTTCTGCGGGTTGAACGGGGGCGTGGTTGTCATCGCAGTAAAGACGCAAGAGTGTAGTTGCCGCTGTACAGGGCTTTAGGGGTAAAAGACGAAATGGAGACCTTGATATCCTTCGGCTGCGTATTGTTGCAGTTAACGGCACTATTTTTAATGGTTGTAGATGGACTTAGGTTAATGGTTACCGGGAACGCGTATGCTACTGTTTTTAACAGCAGGCCATTTACAAAAAATAGCAAGGCTGATGGCGTGTAAACAAGTGTGCAACGATTCCATAAATTTGCGTTATTAAAAACAAAAACACCCGAAGCGACTGGTTCATTTACTGATGCGTAAATTGTGTTTACGTTTGTTTGCAAATTTCTAACCGATGCAACAAGTCGCAAGTTTACAGTTGTGTTTAGCCGGGTAACCTCAAATAGCACGCTCAAGCGGTTTGTGGCGGCCTGATCGGTTATGGTTATGTCATCACGAACAAAAACATTAGTTCCTGAAACTGTAACAGGAGCGTTCATTGCAAACTCTAATTCTGTCGTGAACTCAGAAAAAGGTTTTGTTATTCCAAGATTTGTATAGGTAGTAGAGCCGGTCGCGCCAAGCGAGACAAATCCATTGTTTACAATGAAAGCTCCTAATGGCACTGCGGGGGCTTGAAGATAAACAGCTGGCTCCCCAAAACGACCGCCGTTTGGAAGGTAGCTGTAGCCGGATGTATGTGTATAGTTTGCTAGCCGGAGGCGAAAATTAAACGGGGCTTTGGGTGTACGTCCTTTGTAGATAAGGATATCCGCATCATTACTCGTGTAAGGATCACGGCTTGGCGGGTCGCCATATAAATACTGGATTTGTATATTTGGTGGTGTTGGAAACCAGTACAGATACTTATCTGTGTCTTGGCGGAACGCTGCGGGCTCTTGATTGATGCGTTGGATGCGGGACGCATTGTTGCCTGCCAGCAGCTTGCCGGTCAAGCGGTCAAGGCTTGCTTGTAAGCGGCGTTTTTCCTGTTCGGCTTTGCCGTCTTCTCCCGCTTTAGCCTGTACGTTTTGCGTGAGCTTGGCTTGGCGGTTGGCCGAGGTTTGCTGTGCATTGCGGTTTAGCAGTCCACCGCTATCGACTGCAATGTTGATGCGGGTGGTCATAACAGTTCGCCTTAGTCGTCCTGCCGGAGGTCAATGCGATAAGTCTGGGTCTGGCCAGCGGACAGCACGATGTTGGGGTCTTCGGCAATGATGCTGTGCGGGTACGTTGCACCGTCAATGTAAATAACGACGCGGTCGTAGTTGTAGCCCGCACTAGTGGCCGTGAACTCTGCGTCGATCGTGGGCAGCAGGTAGGCACCCTCGGTGCCGCTATAGGTGCCGGTGCCAATGACTTCAGAAAAGCGGACGTAGCCGTTGCCGCTCACCTCAACACTTTGCCAGTTCGCTACCGTGCTCTCAGCGGTGTACCCGGTAACCCCGACCTGGCACAACATGACTTTTAGCGTCTCGCCTTCAAAAACTAGAGCTGCCTGACGCTCTAGCTCCTTAGTGCTGATTGTGGTAGTCAAGGCCATATCAGGTCACCGTCCAAGTGAAGATGCCGCTGGCGTTCCAGACAATAAGGAAATTAGTTCCGGTGCCTGCGGATTCGGAACCGCCGAAGTCGATAAAGGCAAGCGGGGGGTCGTTTGTGTCGGTGTCGTTGTAGAGGATGGCATAACTGGCGACGATCGAACCGCCGGAAGCGCTCCAAGTCAAATCGTTAGCGTCAAACTTGGCGTCGTTGGTTGTGACCGTCGTCACGGCTACACCCGTGAGAGCTTGACCGCCGGCAGTGTATCCAGTGCCAGTGGTGGACTCTGTTCCGCCTGTTGCAGCGAGGGTGGTGTGGGTTGCGTCAAAGGTGGCGGCGGTCAACAGCTTGACCTTGTAGGTGTCAGCAGCGGCAAACGAGCCGTCCGCAAACTTGGCTGCGGTGTGGTTGTACAAGCTGATGGTTACGGCCACGGGCTGACTGCAGGCATATACCTAGTTTTCCCATGGCCTCAAACGAAGCTGAATCGCATAAAGGCATATTGGTTGGTCGTCGTTGAAGTGGGCCTGGCTTCAGATGTGCCAAAAACATAGTTGCTAAAAGTTATGCCAGCGTAAAAACTCAATCCTGTTGGGAAGTAGTAAAGATTTCTAGCACTACCACCGGCCCGTGTGCTTATGGTGTAAGCCGTTGAAGCCGCTAGGGTTACAGGTGCAATAGATGCGGTTGCCCAAACGTTTAACACGCTAGTGACATTAGCTGAAGCGATAACAGCACCATCAGAGTTGCGGTGAATAATTACACTCTCAACCGCAGTACTGTTGCGAGCATAAATTGCCAAAGTATTTACCGTTAAGGGTGTGGCTCCTACGGTAAAGCTATAGCCAAGCCTTTCAGCTTCGCCCGAGTTGCTCCCGGCGGTGGCAAATGTGAGACTATTAAACGGAGTGGGGTTGCTATACGCTGGTGCAGCAGCGGCCAATGCGGTATTTGGCGCTGGTGGTTCAATAGCTGCTCCACTTGCAACAAAGACCGAAAGAACATCAAACAGTGTTTCTGCGGTAGTCGCTTGGATTACTGTTGCACCCGTCCCGACATACGGCACAACTTGAGGGGTAAAGGTTGTGTCACTTAGTGGAACATCTGCAGAGGCGCCTCCGCTAACTATTGGCACCAGAGCATCTACAGTAACTGCATTTGCTGGAGCAATTACTGAGCCGCCACTGCTAACAGCCGGTGTTTGAGCCGCAAAAGCTAAGGCGCTAACAGGTGGCTCAATTTTTAGTATTTTTTGAACGCCCACTTGTGACTTGGTTGGTAATGCGGGAATCTCCGTCAGCAGCTCCAACGCATAGGCCAGCGATTGCACCGTGACCTTGGTGCGGGTGCGGGCAATGGCCAGCAGAATTTCGTTCCACGGCGGGATGACGTTAGTCACCACCGGCTTCGGGCCTGGTGTCGGGCCAACATTGACCCACAGGGCACCGTCGTAGACCCAAATGTCGTTGGTGGCTCGCTCGATCACACCATCACCGGAGATGGCATTAGGGAACAACGCATTGAGCCGGCCTTGCGGATTGTTGGCAGTGTCGATGATGCACCCGATCATTTGATCCGGTGAGTCGTCAACGATGCTCAGCGTGGGTAGGTTGGCATAGGTGACGCCCGGTGCAATTGGCGTGTAGATGCCGGCGGTGGTAACTGGGGCGGGTGGTGCTTCGCCGGGATCAGGTGGCGGCGCAGGTTGCAGCACAACGCAACTGCGCACCAAATCAGGCACCAGCGCCTGAAGCTGAATCGTGTTAACCGGAGCAGTGACAGTGGTGCTCATGCGCTCTTACCTGCTACGCCCCAGTACAGGGCATCGGTTGATGCCACGATACCGCTGGCATCCATCGTCCAATTCGTGCCATTGAGCCGGTATTGAGTGATCGTGCCGTTGGCGCTGATGTAGAGCGGCGCAAAAGGTGTTGTCGGCAGACTCTCAGGGGCCGTCTGAATGTTCATGCCGTTGCGGTTGCCGAACAGGATGCGGTTCTGGGCCCTGCCGTAACGGTCCGCCTTGGCGGCGGCATCGCTACTGACCGAGTAGTAGCAATAGCGCAGAGGGTTGGTGGACACCGTTGTGCGTCTGAAAGTGTCGTCTGGGGCGTAGGGCATTGACAGCTCAATGCGGCGTACAGCGCTGGCACTGCCTGTCACCAGCTCTAGCTGTGCCTTGCTTTCGGTGGTAAAGCCGTTGTCGGGATCGCCCGTGTCTTCGGCTAACTCCTCTTTGACGGCTTCCTCTTCGCTGGGCAGCTCCTGTGAGCCACGGCCACCTGTGACGCTGGTTTCGATGGTTACGTCAAGAAGATACAGGCTGCCAAATAAGCCGCTTAAAAACATTTCTGCTTGAGCTGCGGTCGTTATGTACTCACGCGCATTGGCAATAGCCTGTTGCCCTGATATTGTTTCTGCCCACGGCCCATAGCGCTTGGTCACTGTCTTGGTGTAATTGTCGCTGGTTGTTGAGTAGACTTCTGTTCGCTCTAACAGGCCAGTAGCTTGGCTGATGCTGACGCGTGACAGGGAGCCGTCTTCGCCGCTGTAGACAAAGTCAATGCCAGCCGAACCGTACAGAAATAGAAGGCTCCCGTAAGTCTCCGACGTGCGCTGTGATTCGTTGCCAAACTCGTCGTAAGTAAATCGCTCTGTGGTTTCCTTGAAAACGTCAAAGTTATCAAATTTAAACCCGTTGCTTAGGCTTTGCTGGGCGTAGCCACCAGCAATCGCAGCGCTGCCCGTGCGCTGAATAACTGTTCGTTTCTCAACAAGGTTTCTGCGTTCGACAATCGGATCAGTTGTAAAAATTTCGGGTGGCGGCAAGTTGTCAAAGAGTGCTTTTCTGACTTTGCCAGACTCATGAACGTTGTAGACCCCGTAGTACGTCTCCTCTGTTGCGCTTTCTAGCCATGAGTAGCTCCTGTTGCGTAGTTCATCGCTGCCGGGCAATTTATAGGGATATGTTGCACGCCCTATGCTTGTGCTCGTTGTTAAGTCATTGCCCCACTTGCTTTCAAAATTTCCATCCTCATCTTCTTCCGGTTCGTCATCGGCGTTGCGGCAGACCACTTCCGTGTTATCTGGGGCCTTGAGCTTGAGCGTGTTGTAGCTGACCACCACCGTGTCGCCTGGTAGGTCGCCCACGCCAATCGGCCCAACGTCGATCAGCTTGCCTGAATCCAGCAAGGGCCCTGTTTGATCCGTTGCATTCAGGCTAAAAATCTGCAATTTCTCGGTGAAATCTAAGTAGCCGCAGAACGACTCGGATACCAGTAGGTCGCTGAGCGTTTGGACGTAGCCGGAGCCAAAATCAAACTCCTCGATGCTGAAGCGGTTGGTTAGCGGCGCGCTCGATGCCGTGATGCCCAGCGCCGTTAAGCACTGCGCCATGATCGAGCTGGCATAGATCGGCAAGATGACAATCCGGCCATCGTTGCGGTCCAGCTCGACGTTTTCAGGGTCGTTGTAAGCGTTCCACTTGATCTGGTCCTTGAGGTCGCTGAGGTAGGTCAGCTTGCAGCCCAGCTCCACCTTGGTCGTGCGGCGGAAGGGGTCGGCAAACGAGGAGAGGACGCGAAGTTTGCGGGGCACTGATCGGGTCAGGCCGCTTTTGGTGTAGTTGAAGGTGACCACTTGGCCCACTTCTGGATTGACCAGGCCGCTGATCTCACACGAGCCCCGCGTTTTGATCAGGCCGGTGCCTTGGATGTAGTCATCGCTGACGTTCGCACTGATCAGGGTGCCCAGCGAACAGGTGACCGTGGCGCGGATGTCAATGGCCATCAGATGATCTGCAGCGCCGTGAGCGAGACGGTGTAGCGGGTGGCCTTGACGCCCCCGTCGATGATCACTTCAGCACTAGCCGTTGGCGCCGAAATCGGGAACCAGCTTGTGGCAGCCGGCACCGCTGCGATGGTTTCGTCAAACCAGCTCAGCACGTTGTCAAAGGTGCCGGTGGTCAGATAACCCTCGATGTCGCGGACTTTATGCGCCACCAGCGGCCCGGTCACATAGGACACGCCGGTTGCGGTCAGGGCCACGCTGGGGCCGTCCTGGCGGGTGAGCATTGGCTTGGTAAGCGTGATGATGGGCGAGACGCCACTGGCTCGGGTCAGGGTGACGGTGCCGAGGCTGGGGATGCTGGCTTCGCTGCTCTGGCGAGACTTTTCCTGCTCCCGCAGCAGCACCGCTAACGCTTGCGCCGCATCAACGAGGGTGACGCTGGCACTGATGTAGGCCCCGGTTTGCTCACCGCTGGGCGGGTCGGCAAACCAGCAGGGCAGGCTGCTAACACTGACGCCATTGGCGCTGGCCGTCAGCGCGATGGTGGTGCCCACCACACCCGAAAGTGCCGTGTCCTGATCGCTGATGCGGGTGTTGCGCCAGGAGTTGTATTCGCTCAGCAGCGATTGCCACTGTGCTGGGGTGAGCAGGCCACTGATCTGGAACGTGCGGGCCGTCAGGCCGGTGCGTGCCTCACCCTCGTAGCCGAACGGTTGGACCGTCAGGAGGTTGCAGGTAAAGCCGCCGAGGGTGATGGTCATGGTGATATCGCGGAGTTCTGCACGTCACCCTGCAAGGTAAACGTGCCATCAGCATTGACCTGAACATTGACGCCCCAGTCTTTCTTGCTCAGCTCAGTAATGGCAGCCTTTAGTTCCGTGTTGGCCTTGACCACTGCCTCCTGAGCATTTACAAGTGAATCGGCTTGTCCTGCAATGCGGAGAATGTCTTGGGGCGTTCGTGCTGCTGCTTCAACCTTTTGCGGGTCCAGTTCCCCTGCATTGATGCCTGCCCTGATGCGCTGCCTTGCATCAGTCAGAAGCCGTTGCTGCAGCCCACCTGGCAGCAGATCAAACGCCCCTTCACGGGCAGATCGCTGCGAGTCAAGCGCTGAACGCAAGTCTTTAACGGTTTTGCTAAGGATTTCGGCTGACTGCTCAAATGCTGAAATCAATGAAGATTGAACATTGTTTCCGGCAGCCTCAAGCCGTGCTGCTGCATCAATCACCGCAGGATCATCACGGTTAAAGCCGCTGGCTGACAAGGCTTTGTCATAAGCCGCGATTGCTTTTGCTTCTTCCGTACGTTCTTTGTCAATGGCTAGTTTCTGCTTAGCCACCTCAAGAGCCGCGCCTTCCAAACCTAAAACAGCCTGCAGTTCAAACAAACGCTCTCTAGCAGGAGCTGCTATTTCCTTGTCGGCCCGTTTTCTTGCTGCAGCAATTTTTTCATCTTCTTCTCTTGCTTTATTTAGTTTGTCTTGAAGATTGCCGGCAATGCTGTCAGTTTGCTCAGAAGCCCTGCCGGTAAGGTCGGGGAACGCCAACGGCTCCGAGTTGGCCCATGCGTTCCACATGCGCTCAACATCTTTGTATTCCTTTTCAATAAACTTCCCGAAGCCACCAGCCTCTGTAATGTCTTGAGCAAACTGAATTGGGTTGCTGATCGCCCGTGCAGACAACTGGGCATTTTTAATGAGCTGAGCCCCTAGGGCCGAAGCGGCAAGATAAACCCTTCTTACGACTAGCTCAGCATTTATAAAGCCTTGTATAAATGCTTTTTGATCAATTCTTGCTAGTAGATCAGAAACCTGTTTAATTCGGAAGGCAATGTCTTGGATCACTGCGCTGCCCAGGTTTTTTAAGCCCCCGGCAATTACCTCGATGATTCCAGGGCTGCTGCCTAGTACCTTGGCAAAGTTTTCAGCCTCCTTGGTGAGCGGTGCAAAAAAGTCAACGATTGAATTGAGATCAGGAAAAGCTGATTCAAAAATGTCATTGATAACTTTGAACGCAGCTGACAAAGCGGGCGAGATGGCCTGAGCAAAGCCGCCAAACAGTTGAGCAAGGTTGTCGCCAATGTTATTGAATTGCACGTCAACCGCTTTGCCAGCCTGTTGAAGCGCTGCCATATCACCAGTGGCCAGCACTAATGCCTTGTTGAAGGCATCAATGCCGATTTGACCCTTGGACATGGCGTCCTGCAGCGCGGTGCCGGTTAAGCCGGTCACCTGTGACAGCTCTTGGCTAAGGTCAACGCCCGCCTCCAGCAACTGCAAGTTTTCTTCGCCTTGCAGTCGCCCTTTGGCGTAAACCTGGGCGTAGATCAGCGCCAAGCGCTCTAATGGCTGACCGGCTTGAGCTGCAAGTGATCCAACTCGGTTGATTGTCCCATTTAAGCTTTCGACGCTTACTCCAACGGCTAGGAAGCGTTGTGAAGCCTGAAGAATCTCCTCATTCCGAAAAGGCGTGGTTTTGCTGAGATCAAACAGCTGTTGCCGCAGTTGCGAAGCAGCCTCAGCGGATCCAGTCAGCCCTGTGAATGCTGCTTGTAGCTTTTGAACGCTGCCAGCTGATTGAACAGCCGCTGCGCCGATACCAATAACGGCTGCACCAACAGCAGCTGCACCAACCGCAGCAGACGCCAGACCTCCAGTCAGTGCTGTCAACCCAGCACCGCCAAAATCTGCTCCTTTGCCGCCACCTAATGCTCGATCTGCTGATTGCTTTGCCCGTTGCAGCCCTGCGTTGTATTGCCGATCATCAACCGACAGCGTTAGTACGGCACTCCCGAGACTCTCCGCCACGTCGCCACACCATCCGTTCCATAGCTTGCCGCAAACGGAAACCTATCCTCACAGGGGATAGGAAATGGCCAGCGCTTTGATCGCTCTAGCAAACGCGACCGCTTCTTTCACTGTTCCCACTTCCGGCACCACCACTGACGCCAACACCGGCAACGTCGTGGCCAACACCGAAGCCATCACCGTCACCCTGTACCTCCGTCAAGGTTCACCATCCAAAGAAGACCTGCCAGGCATTGAGGTGGATGCTGACTTCTTTGAGGGGTATGCCATCAACCCCCAAGCACTTGATGCTCGCATCAAACCCGGCACCCGTGGCACCCTCAACTTCTCAGACCAAGGCAGTCAAACCTGTGAGGTGCTCGGCAGTCGCACGCCCTACGGCACCACTGGCCTGATTGGCAGCACCATTCAAAACGTCATTGGTGATCGGGTGCGGATCGTTCGCTACCGGCAGCGCTGATGGCTGTTCAGGTACAAGCCAGCTACAAGCTCACCGGCTGGAACGCTCCCCAGCTCAAGCTGCGCGTGGCCAACATCATGACGGCCTACGGCAAGGCCATGGATCAGCAGCTCAAAGAAGAAATCCAGCTCGTCCAGTTCCCCTGGCCCGGCACCACCTACCGCAAGAACGGCACCATCGAGGGCAGTCCCCGCGACATCGTGGACACCGGAGCGTTCCTACGCAGTCAGCGCCGCGAGCGGCTCAATGCCACCACCATCAAGTTCACCTGGGGCAACAGCGGCGTCAACTATGCCGGCTACATCCTCCAAGGTGTTCCCGGCAAGAACTACCCAGCCCGTGACTGGATTAAACCAGCACTCGACAACCAACCGCTAGATCGGTTCTTCCGTGCTGAGTGGTCACGTCTTGCAGGCCGCAGCCTCTAGACAGAAAAAAGCGGCAGGCCCAACACCCGCCGCTTCCATCATTCACCCGGTCTAGTTTGCTCAGCTGACCGTGGCCACCGTCAGCACAGGTGCCGTGTCGCCACTGCCGAACACCGTGGCATCGGTGATGGTCAGCACATCGCCCACCTTGTAACCCTCGCCACCAGCCACAATGGTTGCGGACTGGATGACGCCCGAACCGTTGACGGTGATGGTGACAGTGCCGTTCTTGCCAGAGCCGTTGCCCTGTGCAGGCGTGGTGCCGACCAAGGCCACACCTGTCTGAGCTGTCAGACCCAAGCCGCCATCAGTGATGGTCAGCGTGGCAACAGGATCACCCTGGCGGTAGTTCTTGGGTGCGCCATAGCCGAGCAGATCAAAACTGACGCTGGCCACCGAACCGGCTTCCAAGCTCTCAGACCAGTTGGAAACGAACGCAACACCGGCATCCACCTGGGGGTTGTCGTTGCTGGTGCCCACCAGCGGCAGCTCCCGATACCACTGCACAGTTACGTTGCTAGCAGAGGTTTGAGCAGCCCGCTTAAGTGTTAAATAGCCTTCTGATGTCGGGTCCAAATTAAGCTGACATCCGAGGCTGTAGCTATTGCCTGTCACCAGCTGGCTAGAAAAGCCAAAATCAGTTGAGTAGTCAAGCACCGTCTGGGTGTCCGAGCTGACCGAAATAGACGCGTTGGTCATAGACAGCACTTCGGTCATGGTGCTGCTGGTGGTTGGAGCGGCGCTCGCAGTCGTGGCGAGCTTGATCCATAGCCGGACATCAAGACTCGCAAAGTAGGCTCCGGCCATGGATCAGCTTTGAGAATACTGATTTAGATTGCCAAGGCTTCTGCGGCAACCTTGGTCCAACCTTTTGCCTCTACAAGGTCGCAGAAGGTTGCCATCTCCTGAATCGCTTGGGTCAATGGCAGGTTTTGCCGAAACTCTGAGTAGCCATGGCACTTGTAGCCACGGGGCAGCTCAGATACGCAAAATGCCTGGGTGCGCTGCAACATGATTTGCTCTACGGTCCAGCAGCTTGCGCGAGGCATTTGCCGCTCATAGACCGTTTTTAAGTACTCGCCTCGGCCTCGATACTTGACGTTGAAAGCAATGCCAAACTTGTGAAAGCCACCCTCAAGCTCGACCAAATAAACGAAGCAAGGCCGCTGGGCGTACTCAGGATCGGCGGCATAGGCTTCAAACCCGTCGGCTTTGAGATGCTTGATGGCAATTTGCTTGGCTCGTTTGCGACTGGTTTCTACTCGTAAGCAACCGCAGCTTTGAATAGCCCCGTAGCGCACAGCGGTTCCATTGGCTTCGGTAAAACCGCCGCAATCACACTTAAATCGCCACCTGGCTATGCCTTTGGAAGTGCTGGGCACTCGACTGATACAAGTCAGGCGCCAGTAGCGCTGTCCAACAATGTCTTTTAGCGTCCGCTTGGTTGCGCTCTTGCCAATCAAGCATCCACAGCTCCTAGTAGGCCGAGCTTTGCTAAGCAGCCCAGCAGAAGAGACGGCTTTCTTGGTGCCACAGTCGCATCGGCATAGCCAGCTGTAATTGCCGTGGCTTGTCAGGCCAATGCAGCTTTCTACTACAAGCAACCCAAAGCGTCGTCCTAGCAGTTCTTGCTTGCGTACTTGGCTTTGCCGCTGGCGTCTGAAGCAACCGCAGCTTGTGGTCTTCTTGTCAAGCAGCAGTTTGCTTGTAACAGTCTTTTCGTTGCCGCAATCACACAAGCATGACCATCTAGCCCTGCCTTCGCTCGTGTTGCTTGCTCGTGCCGTGACAGTCAGCCATCCAAAGCGCTGGCCCATCAGGTCTATAGTTCGGCTCATCAGCCTGATCCTTCCAGGTTGGTCATGGGTCAGGCAGTTCCCGCTGCGCTGACCCACCTATTTTAGCCTGCCGCCATTGCCAACTCTTCCTGCCGCTCCAACCAATCCATCGGTGTTGGATAGTGCGAGCAGTGCAGATCAAACCCTTTGACATCATGCGCGATGCCTGAGGTGGCCACCAACGCATCCTTCAGCTGCTCGCGGTCACAGCCCAGCTCAGCGCAGACCGCTTCAGGGGTCATGCCTTGATCCACCAGTTTGCGGGCTGCATTGCCCAGCTCGCGCACCTTATGCGGTGCCTTGATGCCCCAGTTGCTGCTGCGTAGGTAGTGCAAGCATTCGCCTAGGGCAAAGCTCCAGAGGATCGTGCTGAGTTTTCCCCGCTCAGGCTTCCAGGCCCGAAACGCTTTGATGGCAGCAAAATCGACACAGCTGTTGATGTCCTCGGTGGCCATGCAATAGCCGTACTTGCGGGTCAGCTTGTTGGCAAAGTATTTGACCAGACCAATGTTCTCAGCGTAGAGCTTGCCAAAGGCCCGCTGTTCTTCACGGCTGAGTGGTGTGGCGAGGTGATCTTCCGTGCGCAGCTTGTCCTCTGGCAGCCCTAACGCTGACAGTAAGGAGAGCTGATCGCGGGAACGTTTAGCCACACAGCCATCCTAACTGCGCAGCACTGAGATTTGGCCAACGGATGTTTTCGGGCTGGATAGGCACAAGCAACCCAGCACACCAACCAGATGGGGTAGCACGGTCAAGGCATTTTGCACCACTGGCGCACCACCATCGCGGAAGTCAACGCTCAGCACATCCACGCGGGCACTCTTGAGATCCGCGTTGGGGATGCCAGGGATCAGCTCGGTTAAGCCTGCATTGGATGGCTTGAGCAGGGTTGTGTCATTGAGCAGGGCATCGGCCAGATCAAAGGTTGAATACTTGATCTCGTCGGGGATGACGTTGTTGGCATAGTCCTTCTCACCGCAGGTTGCATCCTCACGAGGCCACAGCAGCGCTTGGGTGGTGGACGTCTTGGTGCCAACCCAGTCGAGTTGATCGAGGTAACGGGTGGCGGCAATCAGTGCTTTGCCCTTGTCATCCGTAGTGGCCGTGCCCCATTGAAGGGTGGAGAGCATGGTGGCTGCGATGGAGTCTGCAGCAGCAACCGACAGGTAGCTGTTGGCATCCGACGCTCCAACAGTGGCAGTGACGGTAACGGGCATGGGACAACAGCGCTAGGACTAGTTTGCTCAGCGCTTGGAGCGCCAATTCATTTCACCAGGGCCTTTCTTGCCGCGCTTGCTGCGGACGTTGCCAACCAATGCAACAAAGTCGGTTTTGGGGCTTACGCCGCGCTTGACCATTTCATTGATGCGCTGGCGATCAGAGCGAAAGCGCTTGTCGCCCATCACCGAAGCGGCAACCGATTCAGCTTTGCTTAGCCGTCGCGGCGAGGAGCTGACCTTGTTGCTTGGCTTGCTGGCACTGCTGTTGACCTTGGCCCATTGAGACTTGCTTAGCCCCGGAGGCGGGGGCGGTGGACCACCAGCAGCAGCCTTTACACCCTTGCCGCCTTTTGCTGCTTTCTTGCCACCACCACCAGAGCCAGAAAAGCGGCCATTGGCATCACGCTTGTAGGTTCTGGCCATGGTTACGCCGTGTGCTTTTAGTTTGCTCAGCGCTTGGCCGACCACTGCTTGACGGCCTTGTCGAAGCTGATCTGACCGCTGATGAGCTGATCGCCCAAACGCACGCCAAAGATGTCGCGGGCCGTCTCCGGGTTGTCCTTGACCCAGCTTTTGGCTGCACGCTTGAAGCTCACCATCTGCTCACCGCTGTCACCTTCGGCAGGTCGCTTGGTGGCCACTTGGTCACCGCTGGGGCTGGTCATGTCCTCGTTGCGCCATTTCCAGGGCACAAGAAAACACCGGCATTGCGGGTGGGGACTGACCTTGCGGTAACCCACCTCAAAGCGCTTGCCATCCAAGCCAATACAGATCGGGCACACCGCTGAATCCAGCACGGCTGTCCAGACCAGGCCCTGCTCACCCAGCCAATCTGGGTCGGTCTCAAACTCATAGATGGCCTGCTGGGCAGCATTGCCCACCTCATGCACGCCCGTGCGGATGATGGCCTCGACGTTGTTCTCCACCCGGCGCACCACTGCATCCTCAAAGGTGCTGACCACTTCGCCGCCCACATCGGACAGGCCAAGCCGGATGTAGCGCTCCACTCGGTCGGCCACCTGAGCGGGCAGCGTTGCGGTCAACGTGTTGGCCAAGGTCTTGCCATTGACCACGGCATTGTTGACGACCTGCCGCACCTGAAGACTGGCAGCACCTTCAGCGGTGAGCGTGCCACCAGCCGCCTCGACCATTTGCCGAGCGAAGTCCAGCTGCTGCTCAACAAACGGCGTCAGGGCTTCCTGCAGCGTGGCCAGCATCGGCACACCCCACGTTTCCTGCACGCTGCGGGCCACTGCATTGACCACAGCGCGGATGGTGTTCTCACGGTTGACGCCAAGGGCCAGCGTGCCGGACTGGGCCACGATGCGCTCGACGGCGGCCATGGTGGTGCGCAGCTCGCTCAATGCCTGACGAATCAAGCGATCCTCTAAGGCCTTTTCCCGCAGGGCATTGCGCAGGAACAGCTCGATTTCTTCAGAGATGGCCACGCTCAGCCCCCAAATGGATGGCCAGGGTCACGACCTGTTTTGACGGCAACGCAAGCTCTCAAATACATGTGGCAGCTGGTTTTACCGGCACGCTCTAAGGCTTCTTTGACCTTGCGCCAGTTCTCCCGCTGCTGTGGTGTCACCGTCCTTGACCACGGTACGCCTTTTTGGTGGCTTTGGTTCTGCTGCCCCGACCGGAGCCTTGGGTGGTCTTGTGGTGGACGGGGTCTTTGCGGATGGTGCCGTTAAACCCAACCTTTGCTTTAGCAGCCATGGGCAGCAGACGGGCTCACTAGGTTTCCGCAGAAGACCCTGTAGACGTGGTCTCTACGACTGCTGCGGCGAGCAACTCAAAAGTTTTTAAGTAACCAGCTGGGCCCTGTTGTGGCAATGGAAGACGGGGACACTAGGGCTTGGGCACCCACGCTTCATTCACCCGGGCGTAGTGGGGTCGTCACCTTTGTAGGTGCCGTCTGCTTCACGGGCACGCACCTTGCCGGTGGGCGTCTCAGGCTTCACCGGACGATCAGGCCGCTGGCTCAGCCGCTCCACTGCCTGCGCCTTTAACTTTGGGAACTTCTTAGCAGCACGAATGTAGGGGTCGGTCATGCGGCCATCTCCTCCAGGGTGGCGGTATCTGGGGCCTGGGCGGCACCACCAAAGAACACGCGGCTGGCACTGTTGACCACGATCAGGTGCTCATCCCATGCCTCGGGCGGCTCCCCGGCGTAATTGACGTGCCAACCGGGCAGGACGGTGGGGGCCTCGATCACTTCACCCTCGGCGTCGTAGCTGCCGCCTTCGGTGAGGATGCCCACCTCATCAATGGCAAAGGTGTGGGATGCGGTGATCAGCTCGTCGTCTTCGGTGAGCAGACCCTCGGCACTAGCGAGAGTGCGGAAGGTGGCTTTGTTGGGGAATCGGTAGCAGTACATGGCTATGCGAGGGAGGGGTGCAAGCAGCTTGTCAGCCATGAATGGCAGAGGTAAGAAAAAGAGCAAAAATAAAGCAGATCGCAAAAATAGTTGCAAGGCTCATAAGTGTTGCCGTCTACGAGGGCTGGGGTCATTGCGTCACCGCCTGGAGGGTGGAGTTAGGCATGCGGGTGGGCCAGTAGGTGAGGCGGCGGATGGTGCCGGTCATTTGTGTAGTTGCTTCGGCTGCGCCAATGGTCATCTTGACCGGGGTGGGCAATGTTGCTGACGTGTCAACGATGGGAATACTGCCTTGCAAAGACATTGCAATATCATCAACTTTGTATGCAGCAGCAGCTTTTCTGCGTGAATTAACAGGCCAGGTGTCATTTGCGGATGTTTGGGCATTCATCTGAACCACCCCGCCATCAACCATTACCAAATTAGACCCGTTAGCTGTCAGCCAACCAATGCGCCAGCGTTCGTTGCTGCCATCGTCAAAACCAATGTGAGCGTGATTAGCGGTTGTTTGCGGCTGAAGTTCAGCAAACACCGTCCCCTCATCCTGCCGATACCAGGCAGAGAAGTTGCTACCACTAATGCTGCAAACGTCAGCACTGCGGGTGACCGTGGCGGTGGTGGTGGGGATGTAGCTGGTGGGGAAGGCTCCGGCTTCGAGCTGGGCGCCCCAGAGGTAGATGCCACTGGTGCCGTCTCCGGTGTATGTAGCGTTATTCGAACCGTCTACAAGCCCGATAAACACTGCGGCTGTCGTTGAAGAGGCATCAATAACGCAACTTACGCGGCAGCGATACCAGCCATTTGCGTAAGGCTCGATGCTA